AGCACGCCAGCCGGATCGTGCGGGTATTGCATATGCGTCCCGTCATCCATGACGAAAGCCTCGTCAAAGCCGACAACCGTCCCGTCCATGCGTTGATGATCGGGGCGCGGGTCTTTCAGGCTGGCGTGCTGCCATCGCTTGGTGATCGACTCCACATCCGGCTGATCCCGCATTTGGGCGTATGCCTCGCGCCGTCCCTGCGCCTGTGCCGTGAACGCTTCATTTTGTGCGATGGTGTCGCCGCGCGCTTTCAACAGCCGGGCATCGTGCGCCCGCGCTATCCGCTCCACGTCTGCGGCCGGTAGCGCCCGGCCCTCGTCTATCGCGCGCCTCACGCTCGCGTCAAACCGCCTGTCGGTGCTGGTGTAGCGCGCCGATCCGCCCTTGAAATATTCCCCGATCCGCGCCGGGTCTGACAGGATGTCCCGCACCGCCTGCGAGCGGGCCGCACGCGGGCCGTCCAGCCCCATGATCCCGCCTTCCCGGATACCTGTCACCCGGTTGATCGTGCCCGCCAGTTGCCGCGCTATGCGTTCTGCGCCGATGCCCTGTTGCTGCCCGGCCAAGAGCAAAGCCCGGATCGGCTCAACGCCCGGCGATCCTATCTCCGTCACCAGGCGCGCGCCCATTTCCGCGATGATCTGCTCTGCCCGTGGGTGGCGCCCGTTGAAGCTAAACGCCCCGGCAATCGCGCGCGGGGCCACGACTGACAGCCCGCCCGCAATGACCGCGCCGCGCAGTGCCTCCTCAAGCGGAAACATCGCAGCCGCGTCAATCCGCAACAGGGCGGCCACGCGGTTGAAGTCGCCGAACCGGATGGCGTCGATCAACGCGGCATAGTCCAGCGATCCGTGCGCCCGGCGGATAGCCTCGGCAAACGCCGCGCGGATGGCAGGCTCTTGCTTTGCCAGTAGCGCCCTGATCTGGGCTTGCTGGGCAGCACGGGGCGAGATTGCCATTACCTGCCCCCTGCCACCACGGCACCCACCAGCCAAGCCGCCCTAAGCTGCGGCAGGCACATTGCGAACACCGCCGGATGCGCGCGAAGAATGGCCACTGCCACTCGCAAGTTACCGGCCCGCATGTACCAGGCCGCGCAATGTAGTTGCGTCACGTCCCCAACGTCAGCGAATAATACAGGTCCACCCCGCCTGTCGCCTCGGGCATCACGTCAACAATCTCATGCCAGACGCCGCGCACCTGCACCCGATCCGCCTTTGCCGGGACAACCCCAGCCGCCTCAACCATCAGCACCCGCGTCGATGCACCGATCAACGTCCCGGCCCCGTCGCGCTGCTGGATGTTCTGGTCAATCGCAACCAGCGGATACGTGGTCGGCGGGCCTGCCACAGGTGCCCATTCCGGGCCGGTTGGAACGCCGCGCTTTTCCAGCGTGACGGCGAAGCCAAAGCGCCCGAACAGCCTTGTGGCCGTCGCCCCCATGCGGTCATAAAACGCGGTCACGCCCGCACCAGAGTTGCCGTGCCCCGCCGGATGCTGAGAAGCCCGGACAGGATGTCGTCAATCACGGTCACAATGGGCCGGGACGCGCCAACTCCACCGCCACCGCGATACGTCACCGAAATAGGCCCGACACTTTCCGACTTTACAATTCCTGCATCCGTCACGTCCGGCGAAAGCCCGCCCGGCAATGCCAGTTCGCGCAAAGCCGCTTCACAGGTTGCGCGCAAGACCTCCGGCGGAATTGTCAGATAGTCCACCGCATAACCGCCGATGTCCGCAACATCTGACCGGGGCCAGTCCAGCGCCTGCACCCGGCCATTCACTCGGTAGCCCGGCCAGTTGCTGCGGTAGGTGCCGTCCAGCCATGTCGTGGCGCGACGCAAAGCCGTCTCACGGTTTGCATCGGTTGCCAAGGCCCACGCCGCGTTTCCCTTGTCCGCGTGATAGGCCAAGGCATAGGCGAGGCTGGCATAGCTGTCCGCATTCGCCCCGCCGATGGTGGTGTCCAATGGCATCAGACAAACGCCTTGAAGTTTACCCTATCCCCGACAAACATGGGTATCGGCATGGTTGCGAGAGGCTCCAGCGCATAACCCGCCGTTGTCAGTGCAGTCTGAGCAGTTGCCGCCGCGTCCGGGGTGATCCCGTGCGCCGCGACAACGGCGACTGCTTCGGTACTGCACACCAAAACGATTTCGCCCGCAAGAGCCGCCGCTACAGTGGTCCCCGGAACCGTAATGGTTTCAGAAATCCGGCATCGGCCAAAGCCGAGCATGGAAACCGAGCCGACAAAGCCCGGCTGCATGAATGAAACCTTGACTGGCATTGTGACCTCCAAATTGATCCTTGGTGATGGGGCCAGCGAACTGGCCCCACTCGAAAGATCACGCCCCAATCAACAATCCGAGATGCCGTGGCTGAACTACCGCCACGCCCCATGCCGCGTTGACCTCATAACGGATTTGACGCTTGCCTTTGTAGATGACAAACTCGAAGGTCAGCCCGCTGAACGGGTCAACCATCGTCATCACATCGTCGGCCATGTCGCCTTCGTCAGGCATCGCCGGAGCGCGAATAGCAAGCTGGATCGCGCCGCGATGGAAGAACATGCTGCGCGTGGTTGCAGCAAGGATCGTCATGGCGCGCGAGGCGGAGGCTTGAGCGACGCGCAAGCCCGGCGAAGCAATCGAGATAGTGCCAGCGGCTGCAACGCCCACTCGCACAACATACTGGTTAGGATCGTTGTCAAAGGTGATGATATCGCCCGCCAGAACCGTGCCCGTCCCGGTGATGATGGGGATATCGACTTGGCCAACCGTCAGCGCCTCAACGGACGAAACGTATGATGCGCCAGTGCCGACCGCAACTGCGGTGCGGATTTGCGCAGATTCGCCAAGGGCAAAGCCCTGCACGCGCCCGATATTGCCTTCACGCAGCAATTCGTCAGTCCCGGATTCATTCACCCGGAACAGGCCAGATTGCAGGCCGCGAATACGCTCCATGTTGGTCGCGCCAATAACCATTTTCAATTCGCCAGCCGGGGCGCCGTTGTCGGTCAGTATCCGGCGGGCGGCGGCAAAGTCGCTGAGGTTGCCAGCCGTGCCGAACGGGGTGCCTGCCGCCGTGCCGATGGCGCGCGATGCGCCAACGAACAGGTTGGCAAGGTCCAGTTCGATTTCGTTGGTCAGCGTGCGCATGGCCTGCGCAATGCGGTCCCGGTTGATGTTAGCCGTGGTGCCAGCGATATTCAGGCCCCGATTTTCTTCGCCGGTAATGCCGAACGGAACCGACTTCGCTTTCGAGATGGAGATCGACACGTTTGCGATCGTCTGGGTCGGAGTGTCGGCCGCGACGTTGCTGGCGACAAGGTTTTCAGACACCATCGCACCGACAACCGGCGACAGAACGGATTGGCCAAGCGCCGCACGCTCTGCGCTGCTGTCCATTGCAACAGCCCGGATGAGGCCCGCCTGTTCGCGAGACACAACGTCCATTGCGGCATAGATCGTAGGGATAAGGCTGGTAAGAGTAAGAGCGCCCATGGCGGTCTCCTTTTGAGGTTGGGGGATTTAGGCGCGGAAAGCGCGGTCTTGCGGGCTATCCGGCCCAGTCGCCGCAACCCCGTCCGGGGCGCGGTAGTTCAATCGGTCAGTGTGACCCTGTTTTCCCCGGTTACGGCTTTCATCGCCGCAGCGGGGTCTGTCTTTTGCAGGGCGTCATACGCGGCTCGTGTCATGGTCTTGGCACCAGCGCCGCCGTTGTTGTTACGCGCGCCAGATCCACCGTTCGTGTTGCCCTTCAAGATGCTGTCACGCTGCGGGTGCGCGTCAACCAGCATTTCGATAGCTTCCTCGAACCCGGCGACCTCGCCCGGCTTGGTGCGGCTGTAAATGCGGTTTCCGGCCGCGTCATAGGCGGCTGTCTGGCCATCCTCGACCTTGAAGTGATGACCGAAACGCGATTGCAGAAAGTCGGCGGGGATGGCGGACTTGTCGGCGATAAACTTGGACCTGGCAAACGCGCCGCCGATCTTTTCGCCGTATAGCGCCGCCTCGGTTGCTGCCGCCCTCGTTTCGGCTGCGGTCAGCTTGTCCTGCCACCCCTTGTCACGAGCCGCATTCGCCTTGTCCACATCGCCAGAGTCGATCAGCTTTTTCTCGTCTAGGTTCTGAACCGTGGCCAGCGCCTTGCGCGCGGCGTCGGCATCGGGGATTCCGTCGAAAGACTTGACCGCCCTTTCGGCGGCCTCGGCCCGCTCGCGATTGGCCTTTGCCTCGCCATTAAGCCGCGAAATCGTCGCCACAGTTCCGGCAACGTCAATGGCGGTTTCGCGGCCATCATCCGAAACGTAAACAGGCTTTCCGTCTTGCAGAACCGCGTGGCCTGCATCGTCCATCTTGAGTTTCATTGTCGTTCCCTTTGGGCATCCGCCCGCTATGGCGCATCCGCGCCGGTATTGCCCGCCCCTATCTGGGGGCTAGGCTGCCAGTGTCGGGCAACGTGTCATCATCCAGAAACCCGTCATTCATTGCGGCAAGGGTTTCCGCGTCCGGGTCCAGATCATCGCTCAGGATTTGGCGTCGCTGCATTTCCCGAATGACGGTTGCATTACTGATAACGCCAGCGGTCCGCATGGCGATGATGGTGTTCGCGTCTGCCGAACTCAGTCCGGTGTTGAAGTCTTTGTTGATCTCGACCGATCCGCCGGTTTCAAGGTTGGCATAATCGGCCATGAACTGAAGCGCGTTTTCCAGCGCATCCTCTAGCCCCTGTGCCATAACTGACAGCGGCGCATTCATCTTAGCTTGGTCAATAACCGCGCCGGTCGCTGATTGCCCGCCGGGCTTTGGGGTCAGCAACTCCAGGCCCAGAACCTGCATTTGAAACTCAAGGTCTTTCATGTCGTCGCGCCCTGATCCAATTGCCCCGCCCGAGTGCTCTACATAGGTCAGGCTGGCCGTTGGGTCGCTCACCCTTATCAGCCGCGCCGCGCCAATCTCGATAGGTGCGCCGTCTTCCGGAAACCCGGTGCCAAACAGGATCGGAACCCGCGCGACGTGAAGGATGTTGCGCTGGTCGCTTTGGCTTTGCCAGTGGGCAAGGTTTACCTCGGCCAAGTCTGACAGCGGCGGCATTCCGCTAAAGAAACCCGTTCGGTTAGTGTAGACCGCCACCACGGCAATCTCGGAAAGGCTGGTCATGCCTTCCTCGTAAATCACCCACTCGGCGCTGATCGTCTTGGCTTGCCGCCAGAGTTGAAACGCAACACTGCCGCCGGTCTTGGTAAAGACCCGCACTTGCTTGACTGCCCGATCTGCAAATTCACCATCCGGCTCGGCTGCTTCTTCCATGAACCGGAATTGCGTTAGCGTCTGCACCCCGTTGATGGCTTCCGAACGCCAGCCCAGAACCTGTATCGCCTTGATATGCACCAGCCACGGACGGCGGCCCATGGTTATTTCATCGCGCCGCGTTACTGCCCCGTCAATAGGCGCGTCCATATCGCACAAGATGTAGGACACCCCGTCGAAAGCGTCGGTGAATACATCGCGCGCAAAGCTGTTGATGTCCCGCCCGGCAAGGTCGATGTTCAACTGCCAGCCGGTTGCGGGGTCAGCTATTTCCGCCGGAGTATCGTCGCCAAACGTGATCGGCTTGCCTAGAACCTTGCCAACCATATCCCGAACGGTCTTGGCGTATCCGTTGAACAGGAACGAACGCTTGAGGCGAATGTCATAGGCTTTGTTACTCTCGGCCATTTCCTGCGGCAGATAGGCGATACCCTTTGCCCGCATGGACAACGTACCGCCGGACAGGGCACGCGGCAGATCGCGGGCCGTTTCCGCTGTTGCGACGGTATCAGTGGCGGTTGCGACAGTCACAGAAACAATTCCTGCGAACTGCCAGTGCGCAGCTTACCAAGGGCCAGCATGTCGAACGCCCGCGTTGCCGCGTCAACCTGATCCTTGAATTTGCCCATCGGGAAGCTCTCCAATTCGTCCAGAAAATCCCGGTTCCAATCGCCGTTGACGATCAGCACGTTTCCGGCTTCCGACTGCGCCGCCAATGGCAGGGCGCGGGTTTCCTTGTCGCCGGTCTCGGGGCTGGCGGTATATGCGAACCCGGCAAGCTGGCGGATCAGGTATTGCGCCTGCGCCTTGCCCGCCTGTCCGGGGTCTTGCGGGATGCTGCCCTTTACGTCGCGCCCGTCTTGCGTCGCCGTGTTGACGATCAGCCGCTCAACGTCCGCTGCGCCGCCCTGTATGCGGGTCACGTGGCCGATGTAGAACCGCCCGTCATCTGCACGCCCGATCTTGACCCCTGCCGTCCACGCCGCCTGTGCGGATGCTGTAGCCGCCAAGTCCCAGCCGCGCACCCACCGGCAATTCGCCGGGGCCGCCTCGACTATCGGAAACCACGCCCGCTTGAACATGCCGCCGCCGCGCGGGGTTGGCCGCTGTTGAAGCTGCCCCGCGCTGGCATAGCTGCCCATCACCTTTTCGAGTTGCGACACTTGCGTTTCGGGGAACCGTTCCGGGAAAAGCAACTCGCCTTCGTCGGTGCGCGGGTCGGCGTAGAATGGGGTTACGCACCGCCGCGCCGGTTCAAATCGCATCGGCAGGCACAGGTGCGTGTATCCAAGCGCCCGGTCCAGTATCAGCCCGCTGGTGTCGCGGTCGTGTAGCCTTTGCATGATGACAACGATGGCCGACTTGTCGTTATTGACCCGCGTCGGCAGGGCCTCGGTGAACGTTCGTTCCGCTGCCAGTAGGGCCGCGTCTGAATTAGCGTCGTCTGCGGATAGCGGATCGTCCAGTTTTACTCGGTCGCCACGCGAGCCGGTCATGCTGGCGAAGGCCATCGCCTCGATCAGCCCGGTCTTGCTATTCTCGAACTTGGTCTTGGCGTTCTGGTCGCTGGTCAGGGCGATAGGCCACCGCGCCTGATACCATTCCGACTGGATCAACCGGCGGCACTTCATCGCATCCCGAACCGCCAGGTCCTGCTTATGCGCCGTTGCGATGTGCCGCAGGTCCGGCCTCCCCATCGGCCCCCATTCCCAAGCGGGCCAGATAACATTCGCCAGCAGGCTTTTCATCATTCCCGGCGGAACGTTCATTAGCAGCCGGTTTATGTCGCCCCGCGATACCGCCTCCAGATGCGCGCAGATCGCGTCCAGTGCCCAGCCCCACTTAAGCGGGGTCGCCGGTTCCAGGACATGCCAGGCCAGCTTGGCAAACCCGGCAAGTGATCGGCGGCAGTATTCCTTTTCGATTGCCAGCCTGTCAGCTTGCGTCAGTCTCATCGTTTGCATTCATGGCCCCGATCAGTTCCGCAAGGGCCGCGTCGGAAAGCCGCGTCGGGTCGATGCCTACCTTGTGCAGATGCTCGCCGTTGGGGCCGGGGCCAAGAACGGCAACCGTCTCTTTCCATTGCGCGCGCGTCTTGAGCCAGAACATCGCAGCCTTGAGGCAATCGCTGTAGCTAGCGCCTTCTTTAATTGTTGACCCGTTTGCGGACCGGAATAGGAAAGCCGCCACCTCAGCGTTGCGTTCGACTTTGGCGCGGGCGATTTCCGGCGAATAGAACTTGCGCAGACTATCGTCGCTGATCCCAATGAAACCGCCGATATCCTCCTGCGTCACGCCAAACGACGAAAGCGCAAAAACTTGCGCCCTCGTTTCGTCTGTCGGTTGGTGTGTCATTGATAAACCCTAACTATCGCTCCAGTGACGGTTCTGATATGTTGCTGACGGCTTGATCTGGCTCGTAGCCTGCTTGGCAAAAAAACTCTCGACACACTCACGGACCACGGACGAACTGCGCTCCCATCCGTCCCGCATGTTCTCAAAGTGATGTTCGACAAAGCGCAGATAAAAGCCCGCGATGTCGGCATCTTCATAAATCGTGAACGTCTCACATGTGCGGTTGGCGTTGAGGTTCATGCTCGACAGGATCACCACCGAAAACTCTGCATTCTTGATGACCACGAACTTTGCGTGCATTTCGCTTGTGCGGATGTTTGCGCGGCCGAACAAATCCTCGATCGCCAGAGCGTACTTGGCCTGACGGTTGATGTAGCTGTGGTCGGTCAAAAGGCGGATGCCCGTGATCAGCTTGGTGTCCAGCATCCACTGGACTTGATGCGAGTCCTTGATGCCCGCGCTCCAAGTGGCGATGTAAAGATCAGCGGGGCCGGTTTTCTTCAGGATCGAGTGGATCATGTCGATCAGGCTAAACTGGCCCATGGTCAGGCCGATGATATGGCACCCACTGGCAAATCCTTGGGTTGCGGCGTCAGCGCTGTCTTGCTGGAAAACGCCAATCTCAGCCTTTTTGAACCGGAAGTTAGCTGCGGTCATTTGGCACCCCCTACCTTGGCGAGCGCATCCGCTGCGATGATTTCCGCCTTTTCAATCTCCGGTGCCAGGCTGTCAGCCAGATCAGCGGGCAACCAAACTACAACGTATCGCAGCCCGGCTTTCTCAAGAATGCGGGCCTTACGGGACCGGGTGAGTGTCATTCGCAGACCTCAACCGCAACCAGACCCTGCGCCGGTTGCCATTCAACGTAACCAACCAAATCGCATTCATCCTCGACCGACTTGATGGTCTCCTTGTTCTGCCCGTCATGGACAACCGCCACGGCATCACTTCCGCCGATGTCCACGCGGTATACCAGATACCCAGTGTCGCTCGACAGACGCGAAACCTCAGAATAGACCCGGCCCTCAGCGCCGCCGATTGACCTGTCCAGCTCGCGACAAGCGGCAACAACATCGACAGCCTGATAAACTTTGCCGTCGATGTCCCGCGTATCGCCCCAGATGTAACCAGTGTAAGCGTCCTGGATGATATAGTGTGCCATTTTATCTACTCCTATCGGCAGGAACCATTCCCGCCCTATAGGATAACACTACCGCAACGCGTTGCACTATGCAAGATAAATCGCCCCGCCTCGCTAGATTGGTTCCACCCTCTCGCCCTGCTTAGATTGCTGCGGTGCCAGACTGGATGTCGATCATCAGCACCGTCGTTGAAGCGGCAAATCCCAGGAATGACGGAAACCAGCCTGACACCAGATCGGCCCCGGGTGCAATGCCGCCGGGATTTGCAGACAGGTAGAACGGCGCGCCGACTGTCAGGACCGCGTTCATGGTAAGCAATCCGCTGGTGATGACGGTGACGGGCTGATTGATTACCCCGCCGTTCAGCGCAATGCCAGCGGGAACGCGGGCGGCGACGGTTGCGGAATTGGCGTCGGCCAGAAGCCATGCTCCCGTGGCGGGGTCGGCATAAACGACTTGGCCTGCGGTGATCGTTGCCCCGGCCAGTGCGGTGATGGTGCCCCGGTTAAGTGTGGCCGTGACGGCGGATGCGGTGATGCTGATGTCGGCCATATTGGACGTTCCCCAATGAAAAACGCCCAGCCATTTCGGGCTAGGCGTGTGATCGTCTTGCGATTATTGGAAGTCATACCCGTTTAGCAGGCTTTGTCAATAGTCATATGAC